GCTGAAATCAGTAAGTTTACTCAAGAAGAATGTGATAAAGCTATTGAGAAGATAGGTTTTTAATTAAGAGATAATAAAATGGGAAAGCCCATTCAACAATCGTACGTAGCTATTCAAGGAACCTTTTCATGTCGAGGCAATTAGATAATTGGTTAGCCCACTATATGAAGTACACACAGCGAACAGAGCCACCAGAACTATACCATCTTTGGAGTGGACTGACTGCAATAGCTTCTGCCTTACGAAGAAAGTGCTATTGTAACTGGGGAGCACTTCGTGGTTATGTTTATCCTAATTTATTCGTATCTCTTGTCGGTCCACCTGGAGGTCGTAAGGGCACAGCCATGAAAATTGCAAAGAGCTTTGTCCAGAAACTAGACGTTAATATCGGAGCAGATTCGCTAGGCTCAACTCAAGCGTTGTATAGAGAACTCATGGACAGCGAAGATACTTATGTTGACCATGCTGGACTTACTCGCAAGCATAAGAGCGTGTCAATCTGGTCAGAAGAATTTCAAGTCTTCCTGAACGACAGAGATCAGATGCTTCTCGCATCCCTGACTGATCTGTTCGATTGTGCAGATACTTGGAAGTATAAAACACTAGCAAGAAAGACTGAAGACATATCCAATTGTTGGCTAACGCTCTTTGGTTGCATAACTCCTAGTCTCTTGCAATCTAAGCTGAGTCAAGATGCAGTTGGTGGAGGCCTAATCTCTCGGATCATTTTCGTAGTTGGCCAAGGCCCCAAGCAAAGAAGAGCCTTACAGTTCTTGACTGAAGAGGAGGAAGATACACAAAAGAAGTTAGAAAACGACCTACAGGAAATTGCCAACCTATCTGGGCAGTTCACCCTAAGTAAGGATTTTCTCAAAACTTATGTGCGTTGGTATGAGCAAGATTATGACGAGTCAGGTGTGCCAAGTGAGCGGTTTTTAGGTTATAATCATAGGCGGCCACTTCATTTGAATAAGGTCTGTATGCTTGTATGTGCTGCAGAGTCTGACAACATGATCATTACGGCTGAACACTTCGAGCAAGCCTTAGCAATAATGCAAGCAACAGAACTTGAAATGCCAAACGCTTTCTATGGACTTGGCTTATCCAGTCAAGCTAACATCTATGCAAAGATACTTTCATTCATTGATAATCATGAATCTTTTGAGTGGACAGAACTGGTTAGGAATTTCCACCTAGATGTAGACAACATACCTCAACTGCGCGGCTATGTTGAGATGGCTGAGCAATCTGGGATACTCAAAGCAGAGAATTCTGCTACAACTTGTAGATACACCACAATTCGTAAGCAACAAAAACTTCGTGATCCAACTTATCTTGACAGAACAGTATTTAGGTTGATGGACAGGAATGTAATTAAAAATCAAATGGAGAAGAACTAAATGACTGATAATCAATTAGATGTAATAGTAGATAAATTAGAAGAACTTAGATGTTGTCTTATTGACATAGAAGATGCTATAGATAAAAAGAGTAATTCAAAAACAGATTTTATAGAAATTAATGATTTTAAAAGAGTATTTTTCGAAAGATTAGAGTTAAAAACTGGTTGGGGAAGAAATGAAATTAAAGCAATTGTTGAAGAAATTTTAAATTAATTGGAGAACTAAATGACATCAGCTACGAAAGTACTATTCTTTGACACCGAAACCTCTGACTTTATTAAAAAAGCTTTGCCTGCTAACGATCCATCCCAGGCCTGGACAGTACAGATCGGAGCAATTCTTGCCAGTCAAGAAGAAGAATTTGATCAAATGAATGTCATTATTAAAAGTAATGGTCGTTCAATGAACTATTATGCTCAAGAAGTGCATGGCATTACCATTGAACGAGCCGACACTGAGGGCATTGAAGAACTTGAGGCTGCGGAACAATTTGGATTAATGCTCCGTCAGGCAGATTTAGTTGTCTGCCATAACTTTGCCTTTGATTGGAACTATGTTTACCAGATGATGGAACGCAACCTTGAAGAACTATCTGACCTTGCGAGAAGTGCATTCTATCTTGATCGTCCAAACCATTGCACCATGAAAGATAAGGCTGTGGTAAAAATGTGTGGCTTGAAAAATAAGGCTGGTCGTGCAAAATGGCCCAAGCTAACCGAGTTGCATGAGCACTTATTTGGCGAAAGATTTGATGGAGCGCATGATGCTTATGCAGATATCAGTGCAACTAAGAGATGCTTTTTTGAGTTGGTGAATCGAGGAATTGTTATACCGAACATGACTTCAAGTGAATAAAATATGTAAACGAAACTTAAAGCTTATATAATTGGAGATACCATATGTCTATATGCTCATGGGAAAAACAATATAAAAATGCACAAGAACGTCAAGTTGCAATGGAAAAACTTTTAATTGATATAACAAATATAAAATTACAAAATGGATTAGCAATTTGTATTCCTCAAGTTGGAGAAATTGCAAATATCTATAATCAGGCAGAAGTTGCTATATTACAGGCTGCTGATGAGCTTGAAAGACTTTATAAGATTGAAAAAGGCTTGAAAGATCTTGTATCAAAAATAGAAAAACATAATAATGGAGTTTAATTATGCAAATTGATCCTTGTCCATCAGAAGAAGATTATGATCCTGGTTTTTCATTACGTGCATCAGAATGGTTAAGTTTTAGTAAAAGAGTATTCAATCATATTGAATCCTATACTGTGCCACAATACGGAGATAAAGGTAACGATCAATGCTCGGAGTTTAGCGAAGCTGATTTCATCACCCAGATGAAAAAGTATTTAAATCGTTATGGCAAGAACTCTCGTGAAGGCCAACAGGGACTTGACTTACTAAAGATTGCACACTATGCAGGAATGCTTTATACAAAACTAGCTGAGAAAGAACAAGAATTGAATAAAATAATCATGCATGGATAAGAATATTTATGGAAATTCAAAAATTCAGAATCACTATTCAATGGGGAAAAGGTATGCATTATATCGTATCTACTTGTGCAACTGAAAAACGTGCATCAGAATTAGTTGCTTATCATACTGGAAGATGTGATAAATTAAAACTTAAAACCAGACGTGGTGCTAAGGCAACTGTTAGATCATGGCAATTAGTAACAGAGTCTAAGTGAATAAATTTATGAAAAAACTAACTGAGTTAGATTTACAAAATGCTCTAGATGAGTGCGAATTATTACAGTTCAAATCTCATGGCGACTGGCTGGCTGGAATGATCAAACGATTGAATGCTACTCTTGGATGTATAACAGAAAAGAAAACTGTTAAAAGTTTTCCTGAGCATGTAAAACGAATGGTGATTAAAACTGGCAATAATGTTGAACCAGAAGTTCCATGCAAAAGCTGAAGTGATTAACTACACCTGGAGGGTGTAATAAAAAATGAACACGTTCAAATCTAAAGTGTTGCAAAAACTTCAAGCCTTCTTACTTGATCGTGAAAACGAACCAACTAGAGATGCAGCCAATATAATAATTCCTAATGGAGTTACAGCAGCAGCAACCATACAAGCAATTAAAGCTTGTATTAAAATAGTGGAGGGATGTAGTAATGATATTAAATATAAAGATTGAATCAAATGATAAAGGATTAAGCTGTTCTGCAACGGTTGATGAAACGGATGCTTTTAATAATGTAGAAGCTAATACATTTGCTATAGGTGCTTTAGAAATAGCAAAAGCATCTTTACTTGCTCGTCGATGGGGTGTAGAAATTGGCATGCCTTTAGTTGCTCCACCTGAAGATGTGATGAAAGAAGAAATTGATCCCAGAGAAGATTTGCATAATGATTTGATAGCATCCTTAAATCATGAGGATGGAGAATGAAATCAACTTCTATAACGAGGGTGGCATGAAACCATCACCTGAAAATGGCGGAGGTTGGGTTAAACCGACCTTCAGTGAGATATCGGAGAGGNGTCCGTGGCGTGATGGGTTGCGCTGTCTGGTACTGTGTTCGGCGAAAAAGTACGAGACATACGGAGAGGCCAATTGTGCATCATATCATTGTGCTGTATTCTACTGGATAAAGGAGAACTTATGAAAATAATCAAACCAAGCGTTGAGTTTTTCGGAGCAGTACCAACTGAATATAATGCATCACTTAAGTTCATCGAGATGGCAGGCAGAACTTGCTACAAGTCAGAAGATAAGATCACTGAAGATAGTGCTGAAGGATTCGTTCGGAAGCTGATTAAGGCGGGCCATCTGGCTATGGTTGAACACTCGAATTTTGTGGTGAGAATGCGTCAGCCAGAAACAATTATTATGGGACTAATCTCAACGATAGTCAGTGTTGTTGGTAAATACTTAAATGTTATTCAGAACTCTGATTATATTTATGTCGGAGGAAGTCTTACTGCTTGGTATCAGAGAGGAAATATAATTGGTTGGGATGATCCGATTTTTCGAGCTTTCGCAAGAAGGTATGATGATTTATTTAATATAGTAATGCTTGATCCAATTTATACTCCGTGGGACTCTTGTCCTTATAATGAAATCCCAAAGCAACTTCATCGTTATTCAGCAAAGTTTATCTGTGATCGCGGAGTCAGTCATGAATTGGTGAGACATAGGCCAACAGCAATGGATTGGTTCAGTAAGTTTGTTGATTCTCCTATTGATATTTATAAAATGTTTGATGGCTCGTTGGCTCAGGAATCAACACGTTATGTATCATACGGCGGCAAGGATATGGAATTTATTGAACCGGATGAATTCGAGGATTGGAATAAAATGGACAAGGTTGTATTTACAGGCAGTTGTGATGATGCGGAGGGTTCTTACAATTTGCTTTTAACCGGGAGAACCTGCTCTCCTCAACAAGCTCGAGCCGTCCTGCCCAATGCCTTGAAGACCGAGATCGTAGTCACGGCAGATGCAGCTGAGTGGACACATATCAGAAAGCTGCGAACAGCTAAGTCAGCTCATCCCGATATGCAGCGAGTCATGAATATGATGCCTTGGGAAGAGTTCTTAGGCAACCAAATTGAAGGAAATAAAATTCATAGAGGCAAAAAACATCATAAAGATTTTACTGGTAGCGTTTGTCCTGAATGTGAAGATGAAGATTCGGATAACACAACTGCATATCACGAAGGATGAAAGAAAAATAGGGCATGAATCTATCCATGCCCTATTAGTTTAAACTATCTTATGTCAAAATATCTTTTCAAGAGCACCTCTCGTTGCTGCTGCAACTGTCCAAGCCTTTCCCTAACATTTGTTGTCTGGTCAATCTTTTTCAACTTATTAATTACTGCCTGGTTCCGATTGAGAGCACTCTGAAAATTTTCATGCAACTTCATTTGCTTGAATCCATCCAGGTTTGAATTCAAGAAAGTTCGCTTGTCTTCCGAGTTTTCAAGCTGCTTCTTGAATAGCTTTACCTCTTTTCCAACCTTACTAAATTCTTGCTCATTACCACTCTTCTTATAATCAGCTCCTCTTCCCCAATGCCAATAATACAATTTACCCATTCCTGGTATAGATTCAATTATTCTAGCATGATTAAAGTTCATTGTATCACCAGCTATATAATTATCGTAAGTTTCTCCTACATCCTTAGTAGCAGAATTAAAAAATCTAAATGGGGGCATTAATTGACTAGCAATTCCACTGCCTATACCCTCTTGACTAACTTTAGTTCTAATATATCTAGAAGCCCCACCAAGCACTAAGAAATTCTCAATTACATTATCACTAAACTTTGTTTCTTTACCTAACATCCAATCTTTAATCTCATCCGCACCAGCATTGGCTAGTACTAATAAGCTAGCCAGCTTAACCATATTAGTGATACCTTCAATAATTTGTGCTTTATTAGTCTCATTATATCCGTTTTCTTGAGCATTCATATANCCATTCTTCATATTGTGCCAAGCTTCTCTACGGAANACATCAAACTGTTGAATAGTATATGTCTTGAGCATATAAGCTACTCTACCGTTTCCACCATTTAAGTATGGTGTGGGCATTGAAGATAATGCGACTGGATGAAAGTCCAACACTTTATGATACAGTAACATTTTTACATTATCACTAGGGTTGTTTGATAGCAAATCATTAATTACTGACTCTGATGAAGGGCCAAAAATTGGTTTAAGCTGTGTCATTAATTTTGCTCTTCCTGCATCTGAACTAGCCATTTGTTTATAGCGATCATGAGCTACGTTAATTAATGTCTCTTTGCCGATTGAATCCATTTTTTCAAGACCAACTTTTCTAAAAACCCAACTTACGGCATTGCTTAAAGTGGTTCCATCTGCAAATTCTTGAGCTATTCGATCCAAGTATAGATCTTCTTTTGTAATTTCTGATCCACCAAATAGTTTCTTAGTAGTTTTAAATTGTCCACTTGTAGCTTTTGCAGCATTTTTAATATAGTTAGCCAGTCCTTTAGGTGTCCAGACTTGAGCTACATACATCGCCCAAGCATGATCACCAATCTGTGTTACAGCTGCTAATGGTGATCCCAATACATCAATGTAAGATGCATTCTTAAAGGCAGTAACTAAGCCAGTTGTTCCATGTTCGTTAAATCTAGCATGTAGAATTTCCTTAACCATATGTTCATGATCTTGATTTAATTCTCCTGATAAGATTTTTTCTGTTACATATGCTCCAATATTTTCAGTATAATCGCGATCTTGATATTTGTATTCATCTAAAATTTGTTCGATTTGAATTAATTCTCCAGACAAATCATCTATTGTCTTATTAGCTATAGCTGCTTCTGATGGATTAATATCACGTGCATTTTTAGCAACCAATTCCAGTTCTCTAATTCTTGCTTCTTTACGTGACCTATCTGCTTTAAGGCCAGCTATTCTCGGAGGAACTTTTCCAAAGAATTTTCTAGCTTCTATTTTTTTAGTCATGCTATAGATATAGCTCATTAATGCAGCATTACTATCCATGTAAAACTGAGCTAAATCTTTATCAACAATATCATACTTTCTTGCTTGAATGTTGCCTGGGCCTCCAATACCAAAACCAGGATTAAGAATTTTATGACTAATCAAATCTGCTGCTCTTTCTGGATAGTTACGAATAAAATTTTCTTTATCCAATCCAATCTTTGCAGCTTCCTTATCTAAAAGATTACTAAATTCTGGTTGGTTAGATATATCTTTAGTGGCTTGTAAAAATCCAGCAACATCTTTAATTATTCGTGGCCAATATTCTTCTATATAGCCAACTTTATAACCTACATCTTCAGCATTTTTATGTATTTGATCTAAAACTTTTCTAACTTCTTGCCATTCATTAATCATATTATATTTAGTGGCTAACTTTTCAATCTTAATTTTATCTGCTGATTGAGTAGCCTCATTCCAAATAAATTGATCTGCTTTACTCATTAACTTAATTTTTTCTAACAATGGATGTGCTGCTTTAAGGGCATGAGTAATTTCTCTGGCTGTTTTAATATCTATATTTCTATACTCCATTGCAAGTTGCTTATCTACATTTAACAATCTTGTATAGGATGAGCCTCCAAATTTATCTATAAACTGCTTAACTTCACTAGCCCGCATGTGAAGAGTCTTCCCAATTCTACGAACTATATTATTCTTATCTTTATATCGTTGTTGATATTCATCATCGCTAATCTTCTGAGTTGGGGCTTCACGAACCTCGAACATCGGCATACCTTCACGGAGTGCCTTAGATTTCATGCGGTTAGTGATTGGAATAGCGTTAACTATTATTGGAGATGGGAGATTTTTCCATAGCATTCCATTTG